TTCTCTTGGCGCTGAACAACAGGGGCGAATCATTCGTCGTTTAACAACTTACGACGGTACCAACTTAACCTTAGTTATCGCCGGAACTGCAGCGAATGGTGACGCTGGTGTCTCTCCTGCTGATTTACTGACAGCAATGCATGCCGGACTTGAAGCTGCTGGAAATACTTGGTCTTGGCCACAATCTGATGATATTACTACTGGTGGTGCCACAGGTGCTGTTGTTGGTACAGATACTTGGGGACTTGAAGGTAATGAAGCTATCCCCGAGATCGACATCAAGGTAGATAGTATCGCTATTACAGCACAAACCAAGAAATTGAAAGCCAAGTGGACTCCAGAATTGGGACAAGACTTGAATGCTTACCACAACTTGGATGCTGAAGTAGAATTGACTTCAATTCTCTCTGAGCAAATTGCTCTTGAAATTGATCGTGAAATTATGGAAGATTTGATCAAGGGTGCCACGGCTGGTACTTACTATTGGTCTCGTTCTCCGGGACTATTCTTGGATCGTACAACTGGTTTGGAAGTTGGCGCTAATACAGCTGCCCCTGACTTCACTGGTACTGTTTCTGAATGGTATGAAACTCTTATCGAAACCGTTAATGATGTTTCTGCTCAAATTCACAGAAAAACCCTTCGTGGTGGTGCCAACTTTGTAGTCTGCGGACCTGAAGTTGCTAACATCCTTGAGTTTACGGCAGGATTTCGTGCAAACGTTACTGCTGATGCTGATAAAGGTGACATCGGAGCAGTCAAAGTTGGTTCTCTAAGTCGTAAGTTTGACGTTATCGTTGATCCTTACTTCCCACGGAATGTTATGTTGATTGGACGTCGTGGCAACTCTTTCCTCGAAAGCGGATATGTTTATGCCCCTTATGTTCCTCTTCAAACTACACCAACAATCTTCGGGCCTGAAGACTTCGTTCCTCGCAAGGGAGTGATGACTCGTTATGCTAAGAAGATGGTTCGTCCTGATATGTACGGCCTTGTCGTTGTACGTGGACTTCTTGGAGAGAATGGAGCCTAATCACTAGATTAACAACTCTAAAAGATGCCTCCGTTCTTCAGAACGGAGGTTTTCTTTTTTTAAAGACTATTTAAGAGAGTCTAGGAGATAGTTATGGGAATCAAAAAGAAAAGATTAAGGTTAGCAGCTAAACAAGCAAAGCGCGAGATAGTTGCCAATGCTGTATCACAGCAAGAAAATTCAATAATAAAAGAAGTCTTAAAAAAGACCATTGAGCCTGTTGAAGAGGCGGTAATTGAATTGAAAGAGCCTGCTTTCGAAATGGATGAATCATCTAAAGCGGAAGCAAAGAAGGGTATAGCTGTTAAAGCATCAACCAAGAAAACTAGAGCTAGAAAACGAAAATCAAAATCCTCTAAATGATTAAATTGCAAAACTTAAACCTTCGGTCAATTCTCGGTCGGAGGTTTCTGTTGCTTGGGACTATTTACATCTAGCGGAGGAATATTAAATGGCTTTTCCAAGTTTAACCCCATCGTCGGCGGTATCGGCAATCGTTTTGCCTGCGACAGGATCCGAAGAGGATGTTTCTGATTCATTAGCTATTGGATTTTACAAAACATCATTGCCGTTTCTAACCGGTGCCGCAGCACAAGTTGGCTACACCTATCAACGCTTGGGTGGAGATGTTTTAGATATAGAAATAAAGGCTTCAAATGTTTATAATCATTATGAGGAAGCTGTCCTAGAGTATTCATACATTCTCAATCTTCATCAAGCCAGAAACTCTCTTGGTAGTGCATTGGGAGGCGAAACAGGCTCCTTTAGTCACACAGGGGAAATAAGCGGAACAGATAGCAAGTCTACAAAATATCCAAAGTTTCTTTTTGATTACGCTTTTCGTGGCGCTGATAAATTCTCAACAGAGGCAGGGATTGGAGGAACCACGCCAATATATTCTGCTTCTTTTGATTCTGTAGCGGACCAGCAAGACTATAATTTACAATCAATTGTAAGTTCCTCGGCTACAGCAGGCGGAGTTCCTTACGCCAACATTGATAGAACTAAGAGAATAAAGATTAGACAAGTTTTTTATATTTCTCCTAGGCAAATGTGGAGATTTTATGGATATTACGGAGGACTAAACGTCACAGGCGATATGCATAATTACGGACAATACTCAGATGACTCCACTTTTGAGGTTATACCTGTCTGGCAGAATAAAATACAAGCAATCCAATATGAAGATCACTTATACACCCGAACATCGCACTATTCTTATGAGATAATAGACAATAACTTGCGGATTTATCCTGTGCCGGATACTGTTTCACCGAAAAAGTTTTGGTTCAGATTTTCAGTTGAAGATAATGATGCATATGCAACTGGTTCTTATGATTCAGGGACAAATGGGATAAACAACGTCAACAACATGCCATTTGAGAACCTTCCATTCAACAGTATCAATTCTATGGGACAACAATGGATTAGAAGATTTGCCCTTGCTTTATCTAAAGAAACCTTAGGGCAAATTAGAGGTAAATTTGGAAATTCAATTCCTATCCCGGGTGATAATGTGTCTTTGAATGCAACAGAATTACTAAGTCAGGCTGCCACAGAACAGACTGTACTACGGGACGAACTAAATAAACAGTTAGACGAGATGCTTTATGCTAAATTAGCAGAGACCGATAAAGCAATGGTTGATAACATGGACTCGATCGTATCTAAAACACCAATGAAGATTTTTGTGGGGTAAATAAATGTCAAAATGGGAAAGACCAACTCAGCCTTCACCGCCTTTATTTCTTGGAGAGAAAGAAAGGAACCTTGTTAAACAAGTCAACGATGAAATCATTGAGCGTGTTGTGGGCCAGCAAGTGCTCTATTTTCCCATCGACGCGGAACATACGGACTTCCACCCTCTTTACGGCGAGGCGATGGAGAAAACGTTTTTACACCCCATTAGAGTGTACGCTTTGGTAGAATACCAAGGGGTAGAAACTTCTGATATGGATAACTTTGCTTTAGACAAAGCAACGAAGATCAAAATTAATTTCCACAAAAGAAGATTGACTGAAGATCAGAATTTGTTTGTTAGAGAAGGGGATTTTGTAAGGTTTGGAGACATCTTTTACGAAATTGTAAAGCTAATTGAACCCAAATTGTTATTTGGTCAACCAGAATCTCGTTTCGAAATACAAGCACAATGCATAAGAGCAAGGGAGGGGTTATTCAATGCCGAGTAATATACAAGTATCTCACTCTAGTTTTGCAGGGATAGATACAGCAGTCTATAAGTTTGTCAACGATACACTTAACATACACTCAGTGACCAACAAAGGTTATACAAAAATCCCAACTGTTTGGCTTGGAACCGAACGGGCTCATCAAATCAAGAACAATAAAAATTTAAGAGATAAAGTCGGTAAATTAAAATTACCGTTGATGACCGTGTCCAGAACTTCTGTTTCAAGAGACAGTGATTTCAGGGGCTCTTATCGATCACATTACCCAATTGACAATGAGATAGATGGTGGAAGAGTACCGATGAGTAAAATAATTAGGCAAGAGAAAACAAGAAATTTTGCAAATGCAGATGAAAACAACCGGCCAATCAAAGGAAATGAAACAGGCCCATCATATAACCGGAAGATAGTTTATGAAACAATAATGGTGCCGAAGCCCACATATGTTACTTGTATGTATGAAGTCAACATAAGAACTGAATATCAGCAACAAATGAATGATATTTTACCATCCTTCATAATAGACGAGAAGAATGTTGTTTTGATAGAAAATGATGGGTATAAATACGAATTGTTTATACAATCGGACTACGGCATTGACAACAACATCAACAGTCTTGGTGAAGAAGAGCGCATGTTTACCGCAAAGGTTCAATTTAAAGTCCTAGGGTATCTAACCGGAGACAATAACAACGATGACGCCCCCGAGGTCATAAAAAAACAAAATGTAGTTTCTATAACAGTAGGTAGAGAAAGAGTAGTCGGTAAAAACATAGGTGATGGATTGAGAACAACCCTTTCTGTTTCCGAAGAAGAAGTTGGCATTGGAGGTCAAAGAATCAATCCCAGTAGAGAGGAATACCACATTGGTAGTTTTCGACCGACCTCTATACCCGATGATGAATAGCTCGCACACTGTTGACATGTAAAGTTTGCAAAAAAAATAAACATTATTCTATTTATTGGCATTTTTGA